TACCCGGAGTGGCATCGGCTATTCAGCGAGACCTTTAGCGGGACGGTGCGATTGATCGGGCCGACCTCAACCAGCGAAATGTGGAGCGTGACGTATGCCAGTTGAAAGCGCATTCGACCGCTCGGCATTTGTATCGGATGCGGCGGTGACATTTATCTACAAGAACCAAGGCACGCGCTATACCATGCGCGGCATATTCGACAGCGACTATCAAGGCGTGAATGTCGCCGATCCCGAGTTCGCCAGCGATCAGCCGCAGATCACGCTGCCAACCTCTGCGCTGCCCTTTGAGCCACTGCAAGGCGATAAGGTCTACTATAACGAAGAGGTCTACAACGTCCGCAATTTCCGAGCAGATGGCACAGGCATGACTGTGCTCGTCCTCGAAATCACAACGGGCTTGTCTGCGCCATGAGTTTTGAGAGCGCATTTGATCGACTGTCGATGGTGGCCTCGACGGACTGGGGCACATCGGCTGTGTACCAAAACCGCAAGACGCGGTTTCCGATTGTCGGCATATTTGACAACAACTACCAAGGCGTGGACGTTGCCGAGGTTGAATTCGCAAGCAGCACGCCGATCTTGACCATCCCGACGGCAACGCTGCCGTGCAAGCCGGTGGTCGGCGATTTCGTGATTATCGACTGCCGGAACTACACGGTTCGGAACTTTCGCGCAGACGGCACTGGTATGACCGTGCTGCATTTGGAATACATGACCGAGTTGGAAATCGCAACGGTTAACAATCTGCTGCTGCAAGACGGCTCCAATATGCTGCTGGAGAACGGCGGCTTCATCTTGCTTGAGGTGAGCAACTGATGGCACACGCACGCACACAAGTACGCAATGCCGTGGTCTCGGTACTGCAAACCGCAGCGGTCGCCGATACGGTGTCAAAGTCGCGGGTCTATCCGATCCCTGCCGACACAGTATCAATGGCACTGGTCTACACCAATGCCGAGGCTATCCCGCAGACCACGCTGACATACCCGCGCAAGTTCGAGCGAGAATTAAATCTTGTCGTCGAATGCGTGGCGCGAGACTCTGACTATTTAGACGACCGCCTCGACCGATTGTGCGAGGCAGTCGAGAACGCCATCGGAGCGGACAATACGCTCGGCGGCGTGGTAAAGGATTGCGTGTTAAGCGACACGCAAGTGACGCTCGACTTTAACGGCGATGCGCCAATAGGGTCGGCGAGGATGCAGTTCCGTGTGTCTTACCGGACTGCGGAGACAGACGCAGGAACTATCATTTCGTAAGGAGATAAAACATGGCAAATCATCATGGCTCGGAAGGCGTGGTTCGGGTTGGCGCAAACACTGTCGCCGAGGTGACGGGTTTCTCGTTCACCGCGACGGCGGAATACGCCGAGGACACCACCCTTTCGGATACGGCAAAGACCTACAACGTGACCGCGATCACCTCATGGAACGGCTCTGTGACGGCATTCTGGGACGAGACGGACACCACTGGCCAGATCGCTCTGGCTCCTGGTGCTAACGTCTCGCTCGTGCTCGCGCCAGAGGGCGTGGACAGTGGCGATACGCGCTACAGCGGAAACGCTCTCGTGACCGAGATCACACGCAACGTGCAGCGCGGTGCGATCACGGAAGTGACTTTTAACTTCATCGGCAACGGCGCTCTGACTGCTGCCACCTCTTGATATAGCGAGGACTTATGAACTGGAAAGAACAGGCGAAATCGCAATTCGCTGAACGGCGCAAGCCGGAGACGCTCGTTGCGATACCTGTACCGGCTTGGAAAACGACTGTGTTTTTCTGGCCGGACATGACGCTCGCCGAGCGTCGTGAAATCTTTATGCTGGCAAAGCAGAAAGGCGACGAAACCGTGCTAGACCTAGAGGCGATGGCGATCACGCTGATCGTTCGCGCTAGGGATATCGAGGGCAAGCGTCTGTTCAGCAAAGCCGAGCGCATGGAGTTGATGAACGACTACGATCCCGAGGTTATCGCGGAGATCGTGTCGGCCATGAACACCCCAGTTCCAAGCATTGAGGACGCAGAAAAAAACTAATAGAGGACGGGCATCTCCGAGCGATTTATGCTCTCGCGCTACGGCTGCACGTCCTCCCCGAGCAAGTTTTTGAGATGACAGAGAGCGACTTCTACCATCTTCTCGCGGCCTGTAAGTTGGAAGCGGAAGAGCAGGAGAAATCATGGCGCAAGCACAAGTAGTCCTAACAGCGGTTGACCGCACGCAAGTAGCGATCAACTCCGCACTCAAGGGAATGAAAACCTTGGAGCGGACGGCAAAAGTAACCGCCCGCGCTGTGAATCTTGCCTTCGGCCTTTTGAGCGGGACGATCCTTGTGAGCGCGTTCGGTAAAATTACCGAAGCCGCAAAGAAGACAGAAGAAGGACGGCGCGCACTTGATGACTTTAACAAGGCGCTAAAAGATCCGGCGTTAGTATCCGCTGCCAACTCATTCACGACAACGATAATCAAAGGCTTCACGGAAGTGGTGAAGTTCGCTGCAGAGGCAGCAAAGGCGACAACCAAACTCGGGCGCGATCTTGGGTTGATTGCACAGCCTGTAGATCCTTCGCAGTTTGGTAAAGGCGAAGGTGGTAGGAGAGGCCGTGCGCCACGAGTAGATCCACTCAATAGAATGGAAAACGAGTGGAAGTTTCGACAACAGATGACGGAACTCCAAAGCAAGCGAGACAAAGAGGCTGCTGCGCTTTCTGCCAAGTTGTTAGAAGGTCTGCGACGCGATAACGATCTGACCATGACCGAGATCGAAAGAACGGTTATGGAGTTCAAAGAGTTCAGCGCGGCGATAGATCGGCAACTCAAGGCTGGCACAATATCGCAGTCGCTTGCCGAGTCGCGGATGTCTGAATATCTCGACCGCATACTCCCCGAGGTTGAAGTCACTGGTAAAAAAACCCCAGTGCAGGAATTCAAAAAAGCAACCGACCAGATGCAAGAGTTTGCCAAGGCAGCGGCCGAAAGCATCCAGTCGAGTTTTGCGGACTTTCTTTTTGATCCGTTCAAGAACGGCCTAAAGGGTATGCTCTCCGGCTTCCTAAACGTGATTCGCCGCATGATTGCAGAGGCCGCAGCAGCGACCATCTTGCAATCGTTGTTCGGTGGGTTTGTTGGTAGTGGCGGATTCCTTGGGGCATTGGCCGGTGCGCTTATTCCACGCGCAATGGGCGGCTCGGTCTCTGCTGGAACCCCGTATCTTGTCGGCGAGCGCGGGCCGGAGATGTTCGTACCTGGCACCTCTGGCAACATCGTGCCGAACAACAAAATGGGCGGCGTCACCGTCTCGCCGGTTTACAATATCGACGCTCGCGGTGCGAGTGCTGATCTACAAGATGCGCTGCCGGGTATCCTCGCGGAGAATAACCGGCGCATATTCGACGAACTCGACAGACGCTATGGGATAGGCCGATGACAGACTATGTATTGCCTCCCGACCTCGTTGCGTCGGATGTAGAGTGGAGCCTGTTCGACAGCACGGCAGTGTTCGCATCGCCGCTCTCTGGCGCAGTGCGTACCGTGTCGCGTCCCGGCACTCGCTGGGGCGTGCGAATGACCTTTCGCAGCGTGTCGGATCAGAAGCGACGACGACTGATGTCGCTGATCGCTATCCTGCGAGGCCGTGCCAATCGCGTGTGGCTTACCGATCCCGCCTATACCCTCTCCGGTTCTTTCTCCTGCCCAGAGTTACTGACCAACAATGCAGCAGTTACAAATACAACTGGATTCAGTTCCAGCAATGCTGAACTCGTCCTTTCGTCTGATAGCCATCTTGGTTTGCGCCTCACTCGCACTGGCGTTACTGGCGACCGTTATGTTTATCAGTCTGCCGCTACTACTGTTGCGAGTGCTTCTTACGCGATACGGATGCTCTTGGCCGCTGGTAAGGGCAACGCTCGAGCCTCGATGGAGGCTGGTACGTCGCAAGGTGCGACAGATGTTCTAAACGGCGCAACGCGCACGTCGGCCGGAATGTATGTGGACAGTTTCACAGCATCTGGCACGAGCACGCATCTGTCCTTCTACGACTACATTTCGGGACGCGCTGCGGGCGACTTCCAGTTTCTCTCGTGGGTATCCTCGGCTCGCTGTGCGCTAGTCAATGGTGCATCGCAGACAGGCGGCACGCTTATCATCGACGGCCTGCCGACATCGACCAACGGGCTTGCAAAGGCGGGCGACTGGTTCGAAGTCAATGGCGAACTCAAGCGCATGACTGCCGACCTTAACTCCGACTCATCTGGGAATGGCTTTCTGATGTTCGAGCCTACGCTGCGAACGTCTCCGACCAACAATGCGCCAGTGATCTTCCGCTCGCCAATGGGCCGGTTCATCGTGGCCGACGAGTCAACGTCTATGGGTACGCGGCCCGGTATCATCTCCGATGTCACGCTGTCCTTTATCGAGGACATCACATGAGTCGTTTCGTCTCTGCCACTAACGAGACAGAGGCCGACAAACTAGCGGTGACCGTTGTCGTGCTAGCCGATCTTGACTTTGCCTCTGGCATGGTACGGGTACATGATGGCTCCGGCACGTTATCGTTCGGCGGTAACTCATATCTCGGCGCTGGTCAATTCGCTGGCGTTGACATCATCGACGAAAATATCGACATCGTGGCACGCGGCATAAAGTTATCGCTGTCTGGTGTTGATTCGACGTTCGTTGTGCCGACGATGACCGAGGTATATCAGAACCGCGACGTGACCATGTATCTCGGCTTTGTGAGTCAGACTACCGGCGCACTTATCGCCACGCCCGAGACCATCTGGGAAGGGCGAATGAACCAAATGGTTTTCAAGATCAACAACGGAAGTGCCGTTGTAGAACTTTCGTGCGAGCATCGTTTGCGCCGGGAGCCTCGCGTTGCTCGATACACCGATGAAGATCAGCAAGTGCTGTATTCCGGTGATCGGTTCTTCGATTTAACGTATTCCATTCAAGGCTTCATCAGCAAATGGGGCGCACGAGACGCAGCCTATGGCGGTTTCGGATTCAGCCAGCCCAGCCCTATTGAGCAGCGCGAGGTGCGAAAAGTCTGATGCGCCGCTATGACTGGGCAAGCAAACTGCACGAACATATTGCGGCCAATGCTGGCCGTGAGTTTTCGTGGGGCGATAACGACTGCTGCCTGTTCGTGGCGCGTGCAGTTGATGTGATCTGCGACACGAAACACGCCACTAGTCTCGCGTCTCGTTACCATGACGAGGCTACCGCACAGACTTACATCGCGCAGTCTGGCGGCATCGCTGCGGCAGTCGATACATTTATCGGCCCTCACAAAACAGAAGGCCGACCTATGCGTGGCGATGTTGTTTTGTTCAGCGGCTCGAACGGCGAAACGCTAGGCATATGTATCGGAAGGCATATCGCAAGCGTTGGGCAATCCGGCGTTGTGATGGAAGATCGCGCAAAAACTATCTGTTATTGGAGCATCTGAAATGCCTCAAGCGGTTGCTCAAGCGATAACGCAATTTATTGTCACGACCTTTGCCGTTAGCGCGTCAAATGCTTATTACGTCTATGCGGTAGTCACGGCTGCAACGTATCTGGCAACCCCCGCAGCACTGGCAAAAATAACCGAGTCGTTGATCGGCGTTCCCAAGGTCAACAAGCAACCGGCTGACGTTGAATACACCGGAACGGTAGAGCCTCGCCGTATCATCTATGGAGAGGTTTTGGCGTCTGGAATGAACGTTATTCCGCCGATGACCTCCGGCACGACCAACGAGTATCTGCACCAAGTTCTCGCCATTGCGGGCCACGAGTGCAATCAACTCGGCACTGTGTACTTCAACCGCGAGGTCATTGGCACGATCTCGGCGATCAGCGGAACCGATGACGACGGCAAGGTAACAACCGGCACCTACGCCAACAAGGCATGGGTGCGTCGTTATGCTGGAACATCTACGCAGACCGTAGACTATAAGTTAGCAGCGGCAAAGCCAGATCAGTGGACAGCGGCCCACGCTGGCAAAGGCATCGCCTATGTTGCATTAACATTCAAGTATGACGAGGAGACCTATAGAACCGGCAAGCCGGAACTGACGCTGCTGGTACAAGGGCGCAAGGTCTACGACCCACGGCTCGACTCTACGCGCAGCGGTGGCAGCGGATCGCAACGGGTTACAGACCCAACGACATGGGCATATTCGACGAACCCCGCGCTGTGCCTCGCCGACTACCTCATCGACGACTCGCTTGGGCTTGGCGAGGACGATACCCGCATCGACTGGCTGAAGGTAATGGATGCGGCAGACATCTGCGACGAGACCGTAAACCTACCAGCGTCTGCAACGCAGAAGCGATACACCTGTAACGTCGCACTGACCGCGACCGATAGGTTCGAGGACAACATACGGGTGCTGTCGCAAGCGATGGCGGGAGTGTGCTACTACTCGGGCGGCTTGTGGCGCATCTATGCTGGCGCATGGTCGGCCTCTGCCTTCACGCTCACGGACGGTGACCTAGTCAATGGCGGTATCTCTGTTGTCACCGCGTACCCGTATAACCAACGGTACAACTCGGTGCGCGGGCGGTTCATCAACAAAGACCGCAACTGGCAAGCGATGGAATACCAGCCGGTTATCAATACGTCCTATGTTTCTGCCGATGGCGAGCAGATGTGGCTGGAGACCGACTTTGCAGCCTGCACGAACGAGTACGAAGCGCAGCGGCACGCCATCCTTCTCTCGCGCCGCAGCCGCAACGGGCAAGTCGCCACGGTTAAATGCGGCATGAGTGCGTTCGGTATCCTGCCGTTTGAAACTGGCACGGTGACGTTCTCGGAGATTGGTTGGACGAACAAGACCGTGCGCTGCGAGGGCTGGCAGTTCGACCCTACGGGCGCAATCGAGTTAGTGCTGCGCGAGGAAGCGTCTACAGATTGGAACGATCCGCTGACGACCGACTATCTGACACCGACGAGCGTTACCACGCCGACCCCAGATATCTACGAACCTAGCCCGCCGACTAACCTTACCGTCACCACGCTCGAGAGCAGCATCTATCTCTCGTGGTCTGCGCCTGCCGTCGTGCCGCTCGGCTCGCAATATGATCTCTATGAGTACACCTCGCAGACCCCCTTCTCGTCGGCCACGAAGGTCTGGACGGGCATCTCGACTAACGTATTCATAGCCAAGACCGACACCACCA